AAGTACAGGCGGAAGGTTGGTCATTTAATCGGGAACTTAATTATGAAATGGTTCCTGACAATAACAACGAAATTAAAATTCCTAACAACGTACTCCAGATTGACCTATCATCTAACCCTAATAACATGGGGTATGATGTTGTAAGACGTAATGGTAAACTATACGATAAAATTAGCCACTCTTATGATTGGGCTAAAGATAAAGAAAATGTAGAGTGTGACATCACCTGGCTATTTGACTGGGTTGACCTGCCTACAGCCGTACAAGACTACATTACTGCACGGGCTGCCTCTATTGTATCTAGTCGTATTGTAGGTGACCCTAACCAATACCAAATTCTACAACAGAAAGAAGCCTATCTTAGGTCTAATCTTATTGAGTATGAATGCAATCAAGGTGACTATACTTTCTTCGGTCATAGCGGAGAGACTAATAATTACCAATCTTACAAACCGTTCCATGCGCTTTATAGGTAATGCCAGCAGTAACTCAACGAATCTCAAATTATTTAGGTGGGGTATCAAAACAAACAGACGACAGTAAACTGCCAGGTCAAGTACGTGAGTGTTATAACGGCTACCCTGACCCCACCTTTGGACTGACCAAAAGACCTGGATTTGAACACGTTTTAAATCTTGGAACTGGTACCACTTATGATGATGGTAAGTGGTTTTATATTAACAGGGATGATGATGAAGAATATGTTGGTGTTATCAAAGGTACCAATGTTGACATCTGGAATGCAGTAAGTGGTAATGCTTGTACCGTTAGTTTCCCTGATGGTACAGGTTATCTTACTGGAACTAAAGATGATTATAAGATCATCTCTGTACAAGATACTTCTATTATTATTAATAAAAGTAAAACGGTTACAGCGCTTGCAGCACCCACTTACAATAGCCGCCGAGATGCTAGTGTTGTACTAAAGCAATATGGTGATGCTGAAACTTACACCATTGAAGTAGCTATTAGTGGTACAACTTATACTGCTACTTATAGTACCAGCTCTTCTGATGATGTTAATTCAGTCCTTACTGATTTACAATCTGACCTCAGTAGTGTACCTGGTCTTACTGTAACACGTCTTAGCAATTCTTTAGAACTATCGTGTACTTCTGACATGGATGTACATGCAGAAGGTGGTATCACTAACACATATTTAATCGCTCTTGAGGATGAAGTAGCTGATGTTTCTGATCTTCCAGCTAAATCAATCCAAGATCGTATTTTAAAAATAGTTAACACTGGTGCTGCTGAAGATGATTATTGGGTCAAATTTGTAGCACATGATGGTGTGAGTGGTGAAGGTTATTGGGAAGAAACAGTGGATCCTTCTGTATCTACAGGGCTCAATACTGACACTATGCCACATGAGCTTGTAAATACAGCACTAGATACATTTGTCTTTAGAAAGATTTCTTTTGATCCTAGAGCAGTAGGTGATGATGTTACCAACCCACAACCTAGTTTTGTAAATAGCACTATCACTGCAGGTTTCTTTCATAACAACCGACTTGGTTTCTTATCTAAAGATAATGTAATCATGAGCAGGGCTGGTGATTTTTATAATTTCTACGCTAAAACTGCTCAAGCTTCTATTGATAGTGATCCTATTGACATCAGCTGCTCTTCTACTAGACCTACCGCACTTCATGCTGTACTTCCTACAGCGCAAGGTGTTGTGTTGTTCTCTGCAGATCAGCAGTTTATCATGTTCTCTGACAGCGGTGTGCTGACACCTTCCTTAACAACGATCAGAACTATTTCTAACTATGAAGTAGATAAAGATATTGACCCTGTTGATGTCGGTACTAACATTAACTTTATTAGTAAGACACCTGGATATTCACGTGTCTTTGGTATGGTAACCCGTGGTCAACAAGAGAACCCTCAGGTACTAGACATTAGTCGTGTTGTTAAAGAGTGGATTAGCCCTGATGTTGAGGCTATGATTACCAGCCCACAGAACTCATTGATTGCATTAAGTGGTCAAAGCTTAAATGAAGTATTCTTATTCCGTTATTATAACGACGGAGAGAAGAACTTGATGGAGTCGTGGGTCAGTTGGTTGATGCCTGGTACTGTACAGTTCTTGGCTACTAATACTGATGATATGTATGCTGTTACCAAACAAGGTAATCAATTTACTCTTAGTAAAGCAGCTTTAAGTCAATCACCAGAACAAGCTATTATTGTCAATAACCAAGGTCAACGTGTTAATCCATGTGTGGATTTGTATGCAACTGCTTCTAGCGTTACGTACGATTCTGCTACAAAAACAACTAAATGCTATCTACCTTATAACGATGTGTCGTCATTGACACCTATTATTGTTATTAAAGGTACGACACAAACAGGTTCGTTTGTTGAGTCTGGATTCACTGTAACTCCTGAGCGTGGTACAGATGGTACAGGTGATTACTTCAGCATTAATAATAAAGACTTAACTAGCGTGGCTTCTGATGTTGTCGTTGGCTTTAAGTATAACTTTGATGTTGAACTACCACGTACTTATTTCCGTCCACAACGAGTTGAGTCAGACTTCACTGCTAACCTTACTATTGCACGGATGAAGTTCTCTGTTGGCTTGTCTGGTATGATGAGTTTTAAACTCCAACAAACAGGCAGACTGCCTTATGAAGTGAATTTTACTGGTGATGGGTCTACCACTACCTATACTTTTAATAAACGTGATCTTGATTATGTGGACAGGTCTGACGTTAAGGTAAGTGTTGACGGCGTTGAAAGTACAGCTTTTAGTTTTACTAACGATACAACTATTGTATTCACCACCGCTCCTGCTAATAATGCAGAGATTAAATTCTACATTAAGGAATGGTTTAATATCCAACCTACTGTTGAAGCTAACACCTATCTAGCTAATGATGTACCGCTAGATACAGAGAATGTATTTATTCTTCCTATTCATCAACGTACTGAAAACTTTAAAGTAAGAATGTTTAACAACTCACCGTTCCCAGTTGCAGTTAATGCGATGATGTGGGAAGGACAATACACACCTCGTTTCTATAGGAGGTTCTAAAAATGGGACTTTTGGATCCTTTTTTTTCTGGTCAACGCCGAGAACAAGAAAGAAAAGCCAGACAGGCAGCAAATAACGAAAACGACCGGCGGGTACGCGAGATCAATGGCATAAAAGACCTTCAATACAATTATGCTAAAGAATCGCTCAGAATAAAAATAGAAAACGATGAGCTTATTCGCAATCGTCAAAACCAACTGCTTTGGGATCAACGGAGTTTTGCAGCAGAACAGCGTGAGTATGAGTTTGATCAAGCAATGCGCGTGTTTGATCTACAAAATCAACGCTATACTGAGCAAAAGTCTTTTAATGAGATAGCTTATGATCAAGCTATGCGTCAACAGTCTCAGTATTTGCAAGAGACTCTTCGAGGCATGGAGTTTGATGCAACAGAAACTTTTCTTAATTTTAATGCAGCGGCTGCTGGTCTTGATCTGAAAAAAGCTAGTGCTAAAACTGATGCTGCTATTAGATTAGCTGGGCTTGCAGATACTTCTTATCAAGCTTTAGATGTTGCTAAAACTAAAACAGCATTTAGCAAGCGTCAAGCAAACATAGAAGCACTTAAAGCCGGTGGTCAGTTGTCTGCACGTGGTGGTGCTGGTGTGTCAGTTGGTAAGGCAAAGCAAGGTATTAAAGCTGAACTTGGTGCATCTAAGGCACAGATGTCAAAGCAATTGCTGCAAGAACAACGTAAAGTTGCAACTGATATGTTCTTTAATCAGCGTGCTATTGTTAACCAACTACTTACTACAGAAGCTGATGTTGATATTCAGTTAGGGAGACTAAACTATCAACTTGACTTAGATCAAGCTAAAATAAGCATCAGTCGTGACAATCTCAGGGCTAATGATAAGCTTATTAGAGATCGTATTGCTCTTCAAAGGAGACAGGCTGATCTTAATAATATACAACCGCTTAGACCTGAAGAAACTCCTGAAATTCCTATGGTACAAGAGATGCCAATGATGCAATATCAAGAACCATTTGAGCAACCTGATCAAGAGTATAATAATCCACTTCCTAAAGGGCCTGAAGCTTATGGTCCTGATTGGGGAGCGATGGCTAGCAGTGCGTTGACAATTGCGGCGTCTGTTGCTACAGCTGGTGCTGCTGGAGCAGCCGGTGGTGGGTTCTCTTGGGGTAAAGGTCTACTTGGTGGTCTTAGTGCTGCATCAGGAGTTCCGAATCTTCAAAACCTTATCACGCCAGGGGCGAATATTGGTAATACTGGTGGCGTAAATAGTAACTTCCTTAACCTAACAGGAGGGCCTGGCGCTGATTTTGGGCAAGCTGTGAAGTTGGGTAGCAGCTATAATCCTCTATTAAACAATTATTAACTTCTCCTTATGGCACAATATAAAAGCTTTGCACCAAAGGGGAGCTTTTCAGATTTTCAAATCGCTGTCCCCGATCAAACACAACAAATAGAAAAAGAAACTGTCCGCCAAATGCGCGGAAAGCAAGCTGCTCAAAATTTTAAAGAAGAAAACGAAAAGATCTACATCAATGCTTTAAAACTTAAATTTAGTAAGGAAGAGCAGCAACGTGATGAAAACTTTGAAGCTAAGATTCAAAATTTAAAAGCCAATCAAGACTTTAATCGGGAAAAGTTTGCTCAACAAATTGAAGCTGAAAAAAGTATTGCACAGCAAAAGGCAAAAGGATTAAAAGATTTAGCCAATTTGTCAAAAACAGCTCTTAGTACTTACGCACAAATTGACGAAAGTTTTAAGAAAAGTGAGCGTGCAGCATTACATCAAATTGCTTTAGAATCAGGTTTAAACTTTGAAGACCTACAATCAATACGTGGTATTCAAAGTAAACTAACTAAAGCACAGTTTAATCAAATTGAGTTCATCCAACGTAAAATCACAGAAGGTGCTACTCCTGCTCAGATTAATGCTCTTTATAGAGCTTATCAAAAAAGTGGGTCTAGTCAATGGGTTAATGTTACTTCGGTTTACCAACAGTCTGCACAGTCCCATTCTGCTTACATGGATCAAGAATTACAAGATTGGTTCAAAACTTTTGAAGGTCAACCACAGCAGCCAACAATTGAGCAAATTAACGCAAAGGTTGCAAGTATAAACGCAGGATTTATTGAATCAAAATTTACAGGTGCTCGTCGTGAAGTTCTAGAAAGTTCTGGTGTATACAATCAAATACGTACTAATACAAGAACTCTTCTTAAAGATTTTCACGAAACAAACTCTAAAGAGATAGCACAAAGGCTTAAAGATGAGCGCTTTAAGGGCCTTTCAAATACTTACAAAATCAGTGGTATGGTTGGCATCCACAGCGAAATTACTACTAATCCTAGCGCTCGTAGTAGAATAGAAACTTTGGAGTGGGCTGAAAATGCTGTTAAAACAGGAGTCATTGCTCCAGACGAAGCTTTAGATCTTGTTACTAATAAATTTGATCAAGACCAAAGTCTTCTTGAGCGGTTCGGTGGAACAAAGGAAATGGCGTCCTTTATGACAACCGTTGAAGCGCAAAGAAAAAGCGCTAACCAAAATTATAGAGAAGCTGAAGCGTTTAGGAAAGCGGAAGTATCACAAGCTGCCTATGATATACTTAATGCTGAGCTTGCCACGGGTCTTGTTCGAGAAGAAACTTTTCGGGCTCAAGAAGAGGCTTTGCTTATTGAAGGCGTTAACCCAAACGTTCTAGATAGATTCAAACCCTATTTAGCTGATACTCAAACTTCAAATTATGCAGATCAACGATTTGAAGACAGGTATAATCGCTCAGGTATTCT